AAATTTTCAGAAGTACCAGAGGGAGGATTAACACCTTTTAGTGGAAACCCTGGTGATTTTACAGCAGCTGCTAAAAAATTAATTATTCCAGGTACGGAGGTAACACTTGAAGAAGCTGCAAAAAAAGCAAAAATACTTCAAGATGAATATGATAAAAAAATGGGTAATATTAAAAACATGACACAAGCAGATCTTGCTGAAAGAAGAAAATATGTAATACAATATATGCAATTAGCTGGATTTAACCAAGATCAAATAGATAGTGCTTTATCAAGACAAGGTTTAATGATGGGTGGAAGAGCAGGTTATGAAGCCGGTTCAAATAATGAAGGGGTAAAAACAATACCTATTAATTTAGATGCAATAGCTAAACAATTATTTAATGATAAATTAGATAATCTTACTTATACACAAAAAGAAAGTGTATATAATAGATACTACGATTTAAAAGATAAAAAAGCTAAAGGTGGTTTAATGAGTTTAGGTGGACATGAAATGGATTTTAGAGCTGCTGGTGGATTTGTTCCAATAGGTAAAAAAGAACGTGCAGATGACGTTCCAGCAAGACTTTCTAAAAATGAATTTGTTTTTACAGCAAAAGCTGTTAGAAATGCAGGCGGTGGAGATATAAAACATGGTGCAAAAAGAATGTACCAATTAATGAAACATTTAGAAGCTAGGGCTTAATATGGCAACAGAACCAACCCAGATACAACAGACATTACCCGCTCCGTATATACAAGGAGCTGCTACTGCTTTAACTGAAAAGTTAATGCCATTATTATCAGCACCTATTAATACAGCATCTTATGCACAACAAATAGCACCTCAAAATGCTTTAACACAACAAGCACAGGGATTAGCTGGTGGACTTGGTTCTTATCAACCTTATTTACAACAAGCAGGGCAACTAGGAATGGGTGCTCAACAAACATTAGCTGGAGCACAACAATATGCTGGACCTCAAGCATATCAACAATTCATGTCTCCTTATCAACAAGATGTTATTAATACAACTTTACAAAACTATGATATTCAAGCTCAAAAAGGAATTGCACCTCTTTCAGCACAAGCTGTAGGAGCAGGAGCATTTGGTGGAGCAAGACAAGGAATTCAACAAGCTGGTTATCAAACACAAAGTGATTTAAACAGAGCACAACTTCAAGCTCAATTACAAAATCAAGGATTTGGTCAAGCTCAAATAGCTGCTCAAAATGCTTATCAACAACAATTAGCTGCAGCTCAAGCTCAACAAGGTTTAGGATCATTCCAACAAGGATTAGGTCAAGCTTCTCAACAACAATTAGGAAATCAAATCACAGGATTAAATACATTAGGACAACAACAGCAACAATATCAACAATCAATTAATGATGCTGCAACTGCTGCTGCTAAAGAAGCTGCTTTCTCTCCATATACTCAATATGGATTAGTTGGACAACAATTAACATCTTTAATGGGTGGATTCCCTAACCAAGTTCAAACTTATAATGCTCAAGCACAACCACCAAGCACTATGCAATCATTACTTGGAGCGGGTATTGGAATAGGTGGATTAGCTAAAGGAATATTTGGATAATGAGTAGAATTTTAAGAAGACCTATGTTTAGAGGTGGACCTGCAAGTAGCGAAGGTGTTGGTATTACTTCTGGATTAAATGATGGATATGCAACTGGGGGAAGAGTTGGTTTTAAAAAAGGAGAAGGATTTTTTGATTTTCTTTCTCCAGAAGTGGTTAATGAAGATGAAATACAACAACGTATTAACGAAGGAACTCTTTATCCACCCGTTAAAAGAGATGCATCAGAATTATTATATTTAACTGGTTTAGGAAGATTAGGTGGAATTGGACAAGGTGCTTTAAAAACTGCTGGTAAATACCCTCAAGTATTAGATCAATATAAAAGATATGTAAGTGGTATTAAAGATCCATTTGTAGGAGGAGAAAGCATGATTGTAAATGCTCCTGGAAATATTACAAGACCCGGCATGTTTACAAATGCAGCTATAAAAGAAGCTGTATCTCCTTATGTTAGTGGAGCTTTGGGTGTTGGAAGATCTGTTTATGATAAAATAAAAGATTATGGTCTTGCTATTGCTGGCGCGGGAGGATTGGGTTATGGGGGCTATAAAACTTATAAAAATTTAACAGGTGGTGATAAAAATAAACAAGATAATAAATTTAATAATCAAGATAATCAAGATAATCAAGATAATAAAGATACTACTACTTTATCACAACAACCTGTAAAAAATGATGTTAAAACAATATATGAAGATTTATTACCTTTATTTAAAGAACATCTTGGTCCAAATTCAGATGAATATACAAGACAAAAATATTTAGAACTTGCTAAATTTGGATTGAATTTATTAAAACCAACACCCGTTGGAATTAAACCCAGTTTAATGGGTTCTATATCATCTGCTGCTGAAAAACCTTTAGAGGGATATCAAAATATTCTTTCAAGAGAAGCTCAAGCAGAAATGGTTCCAAAACAACTTGCTATGCAAGCTGCTTTATCCCAAGCCCAACTAGGTCAATATGGTAAAAATTTAAAAGATTTAATGAATTTAGGTTATACTAGAGATCAAGCATTAGGTATACTTACTAAAGCTGATTCAGCTGCTATGCAAAAAGAAATGGAATTAAGAGTAAATGATTTATCTACTAAATTAGCAGATCTTCCTTCATTTAAAGAAAATAAAACTATTAAACAAAATCCTCTTATATTAGATCAATTAGCAGAAACAATTATTAAATATAAATTACCAAGGGGAGCTATTACAAAAATATTACCAGAAAATAAAGCAGATAGAAAAACAGGTGAATTTTATTTTGATCCTAATACAGGAGCAGCTGGAAAATATAAAAATGGAAGATTATATTTACCAGGAGAAGCTGGTTATTAATAAAATTAACTAGATTTTAATATGGCTTATATAATACCCGATGAAGTTGAAGGTTATAAAAAACCAGAAAGTAATGACTATAATGCTGTTGAATCAGCACTAGCTGGTGTAGCAACGGGTCTTTGGAATATACCAAAAGGACTTGTATCTTTGGGTGCTCAAGTTTATGATTTAACAGGAGATACAAATTCATCAACTCAAATAGAAAAATGGTTTGATGATGTTAATCCATTTCACGAAGCGGCTGAATCTCAAACAATTGGTAAAATAACAAAAATATTAGCACAAACAATACCTCCTATAGGAAGATTATCTAAAATAGGTTCTGAAATAGGAACTACTGTTGGTTTAGAATTACAAGCATCTAAAATAGCTAAACAAGCTTTAGACGCAAAAAGAAAAGGAAATTATTTTAGTTTAGAAAACATAGGGTCAAAAATAATAGGACCTAAAACAGGTGCATTGGTGGGGGCTGGTGTTGGTGGTGCATTAGTTGCAGATGAAGATATTGGAACTTTTGCAGATATGTTGAAAGGAACTTCTTTAGAACCATATGCAATAACAATGATGAATACTGAAACTAAAGAAGGAAGAGAAGAAGCATATAGAAAACTATTAAATAGAATAAAATTTGGAACTGAAATATCTTTATTTGATTTAGGGGTAGCAGGAGCGGGAACCGCTATTGGAAAATTAAGAGATACTGCAACTCCTTTAACAGAATATTCATCTAATCCTTTATTAAGAGGGTTTCAAAAATTTATTGGATATGGTTTAAGACCAGCTGGTGCTGGAACACAGGAAATTTTAGAAGCTAAAGGACAATATCTTTCAACGATAAAAGATGTTGAATATTTAGCAGCAGAATCAACTGTTAATTTTAATAATTCTATACGTAATGTCTTTAATAGTTTTGAAAAAAATTATTTATATTCAAAAGAAGGTATAAAACAATCGGATGAAGCAAAAAAGAAATTTTTAGAACTTTCATATGAAATAATGACGCCTTCTTCTAAAGCAGGGGAAGAATCTTTATTAAAAGAATCTTCAAAAGAAAATATAATTTTAAATAAAATAAAAGAAGGAAAAGAAACAAAATTAAAATTAGATGAAAAATCTATTTTTAAAATAGATGATTATCAATTAACTTCTAAATTAAAACAAGCTATGGATCAAATAGAAAAAGTAGGTGGGGATCCAATAGCATTTAAAGAAGCAATATTAAATTATAGATTAATGGTTGATAACATGAGTTTAACTTTATTAAAAAGAGGAATGCCAGAAGAACTTGCTCAAACAATGAAAGATCAATTAGGTCGTTATTTAACAACTAGATATCAAAAAATTGAAGGATTAAGTCCATTATTAAAATATCCTGTTACAGCTGAACAAAGAGAAGTTGCTCTTAAATATTTAGTTGCTCAAGAAACTTTTCAAAGAGCAAAACAATTAAAAGTTGATGTTTTGTCTCCACAAGAACAAGCTAATATTTTAAAAAAATCTGAAGAAAAAATAACAGATTATATAGAAAAAAGAAAAAGTGGTGAAATTGATCCTACAAATCCTAATTTTAAAAATGGTATTAGTACGGTATTAGATAAACCAACTAGAGAAGAAATAGAATCAATAAAAATAGATCCTTCTATTATAAATAAAAAAGAATTAGAACGTTGGCAAGAACAATTAGAAGGAGTAATTAAAGATCCAACTTATTCTTTTTATAATACTGTAAGTAAACAAGCTACTTTAAACTCTTTTTTACGTTATTCAGAAAATATAAAAAACATAGGAAATAAAATAGATAATCAATTTATATTTGAAGGAAAAGATTTATCTAAACAAGGTTTTAATAAAGATAATAAATTACAATTTAAACAAGTTAAATCAAATGGCGTAGATGGTTTATCTGCTTTAGATGGTAAATACATAAGAGCTCCAATATATGATGCAATATTTGATGTTAGAGACAATTGGTTAGATACAACAAAAGTTGGAACATTTTATAAATATGCAATATTAGTTCCAAAAGCTGCATCGCAAGTTTTAAAAACAATTTTATCTCCATTAACACACATTAGAAATTTTATTGGTGCAGGTACTTTTGTTAGTGCAAATGGTGTGCCCTATAAAGATTTAGGTGATATAGGTGGAAGGGGAATATTTGATATAGCTAAAAGTGTTTCTGGTAAAAAAGCACTTCCTTATTTTTTTGGTGAAATGACTTCACAAGATAAAGAATTATATAGAAGATTATTAAGGGTAGGTGTTGTTGATAGCAACGTAGTTGAAAAAGAATCACAAAGATTGTTTAAAGATATTATAACAGATTCACAAGCTGAACCAAAAGTAATGAAAACATTTTCAAATTTATGGGAAAAAACTAAAAAAGGTTTTAAAAATATTAATGATGCTTATGTTGCGGAGGATGATTATTTTAAAACTATTAATTGGGGAATTGAAAGAAATAGATATGAAAAAGTATTTGAAAAAATGGGTATTAATAAAAATAATTATTTAAAACTTTTATCAGAACAAACCGAACAAGGAAAATTTTTAAGACAAATGGCTCCACGAACAGATATAGCTGGAGAATCATATCAATCATTTTTAGATGAAGTTGCTGGAAATTTAACCCGTAATCAAGTTCCTAATTATAGTTATATTGGAAGAACAGGACAAGCATTAAGACAATCTCCATTTGGTAATTTTATTGCATTTCCTTTAGAAATGATGAGAACTGGAAATAATATTCTTTCTCAAGCAATAAATGAAATAAAAATAGGTGAGGCATTAGGTTCAAAAGAATTAACTGGCGTTGGTTATAGAAGACTTTTTGGTTTTGGGGCAACTGTTGCTGGAATACCTTTAGTAGTAAGTGAGGGATTTAAAGCAATGCATAATGTTACTGATGAAGAATTAAATGCTTTAAGAAGATTTGTTCCAGAATGGTCTAAAAATTCTACTTTAATACCAACAGGTAGAAATGATAAAGGATATTTAAAATATATAGATTTTAGTTATACAAACCCATACGATACTTTAGTAAGACCTGTTAATACTGTTATTAATGAAATTGCAAATACAAAATCAACAAAAGAATCTTTAGCAAAAGCTTTAGGATCTGGAATGATAGAAGGTATGCAAGAATTATTAAAACCTTTTTCAGATGAATCTATATTTACAGAAGCTCTTGTAGATTCAACTTTAAGAAGAGGTGTTGGAAAAGGTGGAAAAAGAATTTGGTCAGAAGAAGATGATGGTTTTGTTAAAATATTAAAATCAATGAATCATTTAGCTGAATCATTTAAACCAGGATCTTTTGATCAACTTGTTAGATTAGGAAAATCAGCGGCTGGAAAATCAGATGATTATGGTAAAACATTTGAGTTAAAAGATGAAATACATTCTTTATATGGTTTTAGATCAATACAATCAGATCCAGAAGATGGTTTAAAATATAAAATAACAAAATTTGGTTCTAATTTAGATAAAGATAGAAATTTATTTTCTTCTATTTTATTAAAAGGTGGAAGAGTAACTCCTGAAGATATTATTAATAATTACACATATTCTGAAGCTAGAAGATTTCAAACTATGAAAGAAATGTATTTAGATATTCAAGCTGCTAAAAAATTGGGGGTATCTAATAATTTAATAGAAAAAAAACTTAAAGAAAGAAAAGGAATGGATCACAATACTATAACTAGTGTTATAAGAGGTAAATATTTACCAGATACTCCAAATAAATTTTTTATACAAAAAATGCAAGATATTACAAATGATTTAAATAAAAAAGAAAATGTATCTATAAGTAATCCCTATATTTCAGCATTTCCAATAATTAATAATTTAATAAATAAAAATAAAAAATTAAATTTAGCTACAGATCAAATAAAAGTTCCTGTAGCCCCATTACAACAAGGTGTTTCTGAACCTCAAAATATATTACCCGCAGGAGTAGATACTACACCAGCACCCGTAATAAACAATCAAACTTCAGCTTTACCAAACCAACAAGTAGATAGACAACAGCAGTATGCTTCACTTTTCCCTGAAGATGTGTTAGGACAAGCAATTGCTAATAAACCAACACAATTAGTAAGCTAATGAAACATATTATTAAATCTAGGATTGATGAACATATGGTAGATTTATACAACAGAGTAGATAATCTTAAAAAAGATATATCTGTAATTAAAAACAACCACCTCAAACACATGAGTTGTGCTATCTATAAAATAGAAAAGAAGGTAGATAAGATACTTTGGTTTATGCTTGGTGGAATGGGTGCACTAATTTTATCATTAATAGCTATAGTTTTAAAATTAAAATGAGTTTTGAACAAGTAAAAGAAAGAATTAAGAAGCACGAGGGATTTAGAAATACTGTCTATTTAGACAGTTTAGGTAAAGCTACAATTGGTTATGGGCATTTAATTACAAAAGCCGATAATTTTATAGAAGGAAAAGAATATAGTAAACAAGAATTAGATGCTTTGTTTGATAAAGATTTTGATATTGCCTGTGATCAAGCAATTGGATTAGTTGGTAGTTTTAATATTTGTGAAGATGCTTTAGGTGTTGTTATAGAAATGGTATTTCAATTAGGCGTTGGTGGTGTGAGTAAATTTAAAAATATGTTAGAGGCTTTAAGAGAATCAGATTATGCTCATGCAGCAGTGCATATATTGTCTTCTAATTGGCATAAACAGACTCCTAAACGATGCGAAGAATTGGCAGAAGTTTTAAGAACTTGCGCCGATATTAATTAAAATATTTTCTTGCAATAGTTTCAAAAGGTTGTATGACGCGTTTATGGATAATAAAATATTAGTACATAAACATTTAATCGTTCGAGCAGAAATTAAAAAACCTCCCCAAAGTGAATCTTATTTTGAAGGCTGGTTAAGAGATTTTATAGAAAGTATAAACATGAAAATTCTAATGGGACCGTTTGTTAAATATTCAGATCTCCCTGGTAATGAAGGTCTTACTGGTGGTGCCGTTATAGAAACAAGTCATGTAGTAATGCACTGTTGGGATCGTGTTGAACCTCCTATTATGCAATTAGATGTATATTCTTGTTCTGAATTTGATCCAATAAAAGTATGTGATAAAGTAAAAGAGGATTTTGAAGCTACAAAAATTGAATATAAATTCCTTGATCGCGAACATAATCTTACGGAATTACAATCAAATAAGTTCTTGAAATCCCAAAATTAATAGTTATATATACTTCAGGTTGCATCATGTGGATGGACCTTATTAACTTGCTTAACAAAGGAGATAATAATGACTTTCAATTCATTATTCCCAAATAACGGTTTGATTAAAATGGATGAAATCCATAATCATTTCGTAAAACAAACTGAAGATATATTTGATAATATATTTGATAGTTGGTCTAAAATACCTTCATTCCCTTTCTACAATCTGGTAAAATATGGAAAAGGTAAATATGGTCTAGAAATAGGACTTGCTGGATATAATAAAGAAAACGTTCTTGTAGAAGTAAAAGACGGTATCTTAACTATAGAAGGTA